TTCCAGAATTAGCCGCTGCATCTCCTCTTCGGGGATCTGCAGCTCGCGGGCCAGGTCTTTCCATTTGCGTGGGTTGTTCACCTGGCCGGTAAAGAGAGCGGAAATTGATTGTTGCGCCATTCCGAGTCGTTCGGCGAGCTCGGTTTGCGTAATTTTGAGCTCATCCGCCTTTGCGGAGAGAGCGTCAGAAAGTTTTGACATAAACTGGTCCCTATGAATTTTCAACGGTTTACAATTTTTCCCACAAAAAGACAAACCAATTGCTTGACTTGGTAATTGGTAATGGTATTGGTGGTCTCGTCAACGGTCGTAGGGCAAAACCGAGCGGAGACAAACATGGCAGACCAACACGAAGTTCCAAGAAGAAGATTTTCTGAAATGGAGCGCTCCAGAAGAGTAGATCGTAAGGGGCGCGGTCCACCGGTTGGTGGGCATATACGACGCCATGAAGGCGGCAAGCAATTTTAAATGCGGCAGCAGGAGAACAGAGATGCGGCAGGGGATGGAACAGGAACGCGACAGAAGAAGATCGCCGATAAAAGGGCGTGACCCGCCGAGAAGAAGATTAGAGCCGCCTCTTGGCGGCTTTACCTTTTAGTAGAAGGACCTAGTAGAGGGGATACGATGAGAAGGGCACTGAACATCAGAAATGAAACGACGACGTCCGCTGGCGGTAGCCAACGGCGTTATTTTCGTTTCTGACCCGATGTGCTGATAAATTGCTTAAAACGAACTGCAAGTCGACCCGAAGGCCGGCACCACCCGCTTAGCGACTTGCGTTCGAATTTCCTACTGAACAGGGGAGGAGACCTTGCGAGTCTACCCTGTCGGTCGATATCGCCACCACAGCGACAGGCGGAGTAAAACCATATTTTGCCAAATTTGTCAAATGTTAAATTGCGGCGACGCAACAATTCAAACTCGCTCCGCAAGGACGATAACGTGAACCGCAGCGACATTGCCGACCACGGCTTCAGGGCCGGCATAGCGGCGGAGCCGGACAACTTCGCCGAGCTCGGCAAGCTGGCCGATCCACGCAACTCCACCTTTGGTGTGGACGATCACGTCGTCACCGACACGCGGCCAGACGCCGGGATCAAGCCACACTTTGCAGCCGACGCGGAAAGCTGGCTCCATGACCTTGGTATCAACGACAACGGCATACCGGCCTTCGGGCACGGCCTTTCGGCTGGTATCGAACTTGAACTTGCCGTCTTTGCGGTCGGCAACGCGTCCGTAAACGCGGGCCGAGGAGTAGGCGGAGAGGGGAGTTTCGTTCGAACTTGCCCCTGCTTCATCAATCAGCCCGTCGATGTCTCCAATTGGAATGCCGAGGAACTTCGCGATGCCTGCGTGGGCGTTCTCGCGCGGAATCGTCCCGGCCTTCCAATTGCTGTAGGTCTGTTGCAGGACGCCGATTTCCGTGGATGCGGCGCGATCGGTCATACCGCGCGCCTTCTGCTGGTCTATCAACATTTGCGCCAATGTCTTGGCCATCTCGTCGGCTCCGTATCTTGACAAATTTGTAAAAAAGATATAGTGTTCCCGAGTAATTTGCAAGCCGTAACCGGCGGCTCGCATAGCATGGTTACCATTCCACCACCACAAGAGGAGACTACATGACGAAAATCACCAGCGAAACGCTGGCGATGATGCATGGCCGCCGCCTGAAGGGCGAAAGCGTCGCGGATATCGCCAGATCTTACGGCCTGAAGGAAATGGCCGTCTACCAGCGCCTGCGCCGTAGGTATGGGCTGGAAATCTACAAGCAGCGACCGGAAGCCGCCAATGACAACGTGCCTGGCCGCGTTCGCAAAATGTCTCCGCACAACGGCGGCTGCTCAACCCTGAGCGGTATGATGCCGGTGACGCTGGCACGGGTGCCGACGATCGATGGCGATGAAATCGGCGCGCAGGTGGCGGCATGAGCGAGGCTTGCGACGGCTGCGGCAGATACTTCTTCGATTACGGCGATCGCGTCCGCCTTGTACAGAACAAGGAAATCAAAGGTCAGGTGATCGGCGAGCGCGACTGGGAAACGCAGTACCTCGTTCGATTCGCGGCCAACTTGGCCTCTGACTATCTCGATCACGTCGAGATCGAGCCGGATCCGGACTTTGAGGTTCCCGGCGGATCCAAGGCGACATTGCCGGCGGAGGCTCCTGATGAGCCAATCGGCACAGCAAAAATCATCAATCTTGCGGACGTCCGCGCAGCAGGGAGGGCTTGAGAGATGGGTAAGTTTGAAAAAGGTCAGTACGTGAGAGTTCTGCACACCGACTACCAGGAAGAATTCCCGGTTGGCTCGGTCTTCGAGGTTGGCGCCTCCTACGTTCACGGCATCGAACCGGAGGGCGAGCATTCGGATCTGTTCTTTTGCAATGAAGAAGTTGAACCCTGGCAGCCGAAGGTTGGCGACCGGGTGCGGATGGTGAAGTCAGTTGACGGGCACATCGCCGACTGCGGCGCGACTGTCGTGTTCGACGACGGTAGCCAATATCAGCCATTCGCCATCAAATTCGACAAAGCGCAGTCGTGGGGGCATACCGCCCAAGCTAATGCTCCAGAAGGCTATGGGTACTGGGTGTCGGCAGCAGACCTAGAACCCATCGTCGAGCCAGCCGCCCCCGTTGTCGCGCAAGCACAACCTGCGGCACTGAAGATCGAAGCCGGCAAGTTCTACAAGACGCGCGACGGTCGGAAGGTCGGGCCGATGTTTTACGAAGGTGACTACTGGAATGCAGGTTCCGGCGCCAATGGCACTCCCGGTCATTTCACTCGCTATGGCGTTAGTGCTTTCGAAGGCAGACTTCCACGCGATGAAAGTCGCGCCGAGCACGACCTCATCGCCGAATGGATCGAAGAGCCGGTTTCGACAGCCAAGCCGAAGATCGGCGATAAGGTCCGTGCTCTCGCTGACCTTATCGACGTCACCAAAGGCAACCTCTACACGGTCGGCTATGTCGACGATGAATACAACTGCATTCGCATCACGGACGACGTCGGCGACCGCCATGATCTCGATGAGGACGAATACGAGGTGGTGACGACTCCCGCAGCGGCGGCCAACAACGACAACTCGGCGCCAGCCAAGCTGCAATTTTCGTTCAAAGTTGGCGACAAGGCGAAAACTCGTGATGGCCGAGTTGTGACGATTACCCATGTGGATCAGGATGAAATGTACCCATTCGTCCACGATATGGGTGACGGTCGATACCACGGTTTCGATGCGGGCGGAAAGTCATGCATCAATTGCGATGAAGACGACATCGTCGAGAAGATCTCGGAGCCCGCGGCCACCAATCCGAAGTTCAAGGTTGGTGATAGGGTGAGGGCGCTCGTGGGCTGGCTTGATGTTAAGATGGGTGAAGTTTACACCATCACGGAAGTAGACGAGGAAGGCGCGCGACTCTTATTTGATGAAGATGGCCAGCCGTGGAACTATATGGACAATGACGAGATTGAACTCGTTCCTCCCACCATCCCCGCCGTCGTCGCCCTGATCGAGAACGGCACGGCCAAACCGGCCACCCGCCCGAAGGTGCATCCCGACCAAGCAAGCGCCACAACGGAAGCCGAGCGCCTCGCGCTGCAGTTCCCCGGCCAGCAGTTCGGCGTCTTCGTTCTTGCGGATAGCAAGATAGCTGACGTGGTCAACGTCCCGACGGCGGTTCTGCGCGCCGCCTAACCCCCCAACCATCGCCACCACAGAGAGCCGTGCGCCGACCAAGCGCACGGCGAGAGGAGACACATGACCAAGAGTAACGGAACGAAGCTGATCAACGCCATTGCGGCGAGAGAGCACGCCAACGACACCAAGCTCGGTACGCCATCAACTGACCCTATGCACGCCGCGCGCCGGCGGACCATCATGGAGCAGATGGCTGGCGGCAAGGGTTGGCGCACCGCGCCGAAAGAACCAAAGCAGCGCGCCAACGGCCTCACGCGCGGAGAAATGAAGCGCATCAGGCGCCAGGTGGCCAATGAGCATGTCTCGGAGGTGCGCGCGCCGCAATTCATGCATAGCGCAGCTCGCCGTCGGTTTGAGGCGGAAATGGCGGTGGCGGCATGACATCAGCAGACAAAGGCACCATCGCCGGTCTTTCGGCCATAGCATTCATCATCGTAACGCTCCTTGCCGCGGTAGCGGCTTGGATCACCCATGTTCTCGTCTGCATCAAGGCCGGCGCGTGGATATTGCTGGCCTTCGGCTGTTTCGTTGCGCCCGTCGGCGTCATCCACGGCATCGGTGTTTGGTTGGGGGCGTTCTGATGACCACCCGTCACCACATCCAGCCCAACCCGCTCGACTACGTGCCTGTCGATCACCTGCAGGCGCCGCCGTTGGCTCACCAAAAAACCGCATACACGCCGCCGGCCCTTCGTCGCGGGCTGACGGCTGCCGGCTGGTATCTCGCCATCGTGGCGGCCGGATTCATTCTCGCCGTCACTACCGGCATTATCTGAGGAGACACTATGTCAGTCTTTGACAAACTGAGATCCAGCAAGCGGAAAACGCCGCCCGTCCTTGCCCTCTACGGCATTGGTGGCATCGGCAAGACCACGCTTGCTGGCGAATTTCCAGATCCGCTGTACCTTCATACGGTCGGTGAAGAAACGCCAGTCGATCTCGACGTGCCTTCGATCGAGATCGAAAGCTACGACGAGATGATGAACGCTTTCGAGCACCTCTTGACGGAGGAGCACGAGTTCAAGACCGTCATCATCGACAGCCTAGACGCCTTCGAAAAAATGGTGTGGGCCTACACCTGTGCCAGGATGAACTGGGACACGATCGACAGCAATGACAAGGGTTCTCCCACCGCCTTCGGAAAGGGCTATCTAGAGGCCGACAGCGATTGGCTCGAATACATGGCAGCTATCCGAGCCGTGTCGCGCGCCGGTGTCCATGTCGTGCAGATCCTGCACAGCAAGGTGAAGGCGTTCAATGACCCGCTCGTCGATTCTTACGATCGCTACCGTCCTAAGCTCCAAGACCGTGCGACCGACATCATCATGGAAAAAAGTGATGCCCTGCTTTTCATGAGCAAGCGGACGTCGGTCAAGCAGATCGATAAAGGCTTCGGCAAGAAGGAGAACAAGGCGGAAGGAATGTCTGGGGCCGAGCGTATCATCTACACCGATGAGCGGGCCGGTTTTTTGGCGAAGAACCGGCTTAACATGCCACCGTCCATTCCCTTCAAGAAAGGTAGCGGCTTCACGACGCTATCTAAATACTTCTACACGCCGCACGCACCTGTCGAGGACGGCGAATAATGTTCCACTCCGAACGCTGGTTCGCGTGGTTCCCCGTCACAACCCGCAACGGCGGCACGGTCTGGCTGCAGACCGTCATCCGCGAACGATCCGTAACGCCAAAGGCCACTACGCCCTGGCGCTACTACGCTACCACCAACTAAACACCACAGAAGGAGACTAGCATGGCCAGAATTGGCAACAGTTACCAGGCAGACTACGAGAACACCGAAAAGCAGGGCGGCGGCGGTGGCATCCTGCCGCACATGTATGCGCAGCTTCAGGCTGAGGCAATCAACCTCACTGAAACGCAGGACAAGAAGGGCTGGCAGGCTGAAATCACTTTCGAAGTTATCGAACCGGCAGAGTTCGCAAAGCGCAAGTTCTGGGCATATTGGACGATCGTCCATGCAGACGGTTTCCAGCACGGCGCCTACAAGTACGGCAAGCCCATGTTCGACCGATTCGGCTATGCGGTCGGCGAGGAAATCACCGCCGACACCGACACGGATGACCTGCTGTTCAAGTCCTTCACTGCCGAGATCGGCATCCAGATCGGCAACAAAAAGCCAGACGGCACCTTCTACAAGGACAAGAACCAGATCGAGCGGTTCTTCTTCACTCACGAAGGCGCCAAGGAGCCGGTTCCGGAGCTCGGCGTCATCGGTGACGGCACGCAGGGCAAGAAGCGCAACGAGCCAGCCGCAGCCAACGACAACCGGGCGCCGGCCGCCAATGACAACAGACAGCAGCAGGCGGCGGCAGCAAAGCCGGCTGGGTCGAAGCCGTGGGTGGCTCGTAAAGCCTAACCAACACCACCGGCGGGCCGTCACCAGCGACCCGCCATTCGCCACCAAGAGGAGATCAGTAATGGCTTATGAAGCCGAACGCAGACAGATCATGGATGCCTCGCCGCTCCGTTTTGACAATGCGTTTGTGGCCGGCGGCGCGGTAACTAGCGTCTTCACCGGCTCTAAGATCAACGACATCGATGTGTATTTTAAGTCGCGCATCGCTTTCGAGACAGGGGTCTATCAGGCCTATGAGGACGGCTTGTGGTGTGTAGCGGCCAGCAAGCGAGCCGTAACGTTCGCCGACCAGTCGAACCACATTGCGCAGCTGATGCACTTTGACTTCTTCCCGACCGCCGAGGCCATCTTTTCGGCGTTCGACTACACTATCGTCATGGGTGCGCTGGATTTAGATTCAGGCCCGAAGACCAAATGGAATCCGATAACCATTGGCTTCGACGAGATCGGCGAAGAGCATCCCGAATCCGGCTTCATATTCCATCCAGACTTCCTGAAGCACAACAGCCAGCGCTTCCTGAAGTTCAACGCCGGCACTCGCTACCCGCTCGCCTCCGCGACGCTAATCCTGAAATATCAGCAGCGCGGCTACACCATCGGCAAAGGCGACGTCATGAAGATCGCACTGGCAGTTCGTGGCGTGCGGATTGAGACGTGGGAAGACCTGAAAGACCAGATCGGCGGAGCCTACGGCGACAAGGTCGTGCTTGGCAACGAGGACAAGCCGTTTACGCTTGAGGCGGCGATTGATGCCTTGACGGTCGACGATACCAAGGACGAGCCGTGGGTACAACCGGCCAACGACAATATGCCGGGATCGCCTGAAGGCCTGCTTGCGCACATAGCTGCTCTGAATGGCGTAGATTACGTGCCGCCATTGCTCGGCGATGACGGATGGCCAATGGCCGCCTAACCAACCTGCCTGCCGCTAACCACGGCAGGCACCACCACCAAGAGGAGACCCCCATGCACTTGCTTATCGGCAAGAACGAACTGGCGCGCGTCATTTCCAGCGTCGCCAGAGTCGTCGAAAACCGCAATACTATCGCCATCCTATCGTCTCTCCGCCTATCTGCGGAGGGTACCACCCTGACCGTCACCGGCACGGATCTCGACATCGTCGCCACCGCAACGGCACAGGCAGACGTCACCAAGTCCGGCGCCATCTGCGTCGATGCCAAGCTTCTCGGCGACATCGCCAAGAAGGCCGGCGGCGATATCTCCATGTCACTGGAAGGTGACAATCTTATCGTGAAGTCGGGACGCAGTCGGTTCACGTTGCAGACGCTACCCGCCAATGAATTCCCGTCGCTGGATGGCGGCAAGTACGATGCGACGTTCGACATCGACCTGGCGGGGCTGTTTGCGCCGGTGGCGTTTGCGATCTCGACGGAGGAAACGCGATACTACTTGAACGGCGTGTTCTTCAAGGGTACGGCTGAGGAATACACGGCGGTTGCGACCGACGGCCACCGGCTTTCGCGCCACGTCCAGCCAGGCGGTTACCCCTTCAACGGCATCATCGTTCCGCGTAAGACGGTCGGCCTTCTGCCAAAGGGCGTCGTGCAGGTGGCGGTCTCAGAAACCAAAATCCGTATCGTTGCCGGCGACCTAACGCTCACCAGCAAGTTGATCGACGGAACTTTCCCTGACTACGAGCGCGTTATTCCGAAGAGCAATGACAAGGTTGTTGTCGTCGATCGCGATGCGATCATGAAGGCGGCGGACCGCGTCTCTGCGGTCAGCAGCGAGCGCGGCAGGGCGGTAAAGCTCACCGTCGCGCCTGGATCAATTTCGCTTCACGTCAGCAACCCTGATTCCGGCAGCGCTAACGATGAAGTCGAAGCGACATACAGTGGCGAGCCGATCGATATCGGATTCAACAGCCAATACGTGCGCGAAGTATTCGGCGTCTTGCCCGCAGGGGAGGTGACTATCGCCTTGGCGGATGCAGGTTCGCCGGCGCTGGTGACCGGCGGCAAGGAGGGGCTGACACTCGTAATTATGCCGATGCGCGTATGACGTCGGCTAGGGAGCAGGAAGGCGGGCCGTGGCGGCCCGCTAACGGCACTGACGGGATGGATTTTGATTTCCATTGGTGCAGCCATTGCCTGAACCGGAACGGTGACGGCGACTGGGAAGACGAGTTTGGCAACGACATCGATGGCGCCTGCATCATTCAGGACTCGATGTTTTGGTCACCAGAGTTTCAGCCGGACGAACTCGTCATTCGTCATGGCATGCCGTGGTGCACAGCGTTCCGCCAAGATCCAGCGCGTCCAGCACCGTGCTTATTCACCAAGGAGATGTTTTGATGCCGAAGTTCATGGTCGATTACACATTCCAAGGACGATCAAGCCGCACTATCGTGGCCGAATCGAAAGAGGCCGCAGAGGCGATCGTCGAGGTCGAAGTCAATAAGGATGACTTCGACATTGATGCCGACAGCATCGACGATGTGAATTTCTATGTGCAGGAGATGCACCCTGTCACGCGAAATGGTAGGGAATTGTGGACTACTTACGTCCTCAAGGGTGACATCCGCTGCCCTCAGTCGGCGTTGGCTTCTTCGCCATTGTTTGCGGCCGCCTAATGGTCCCCATCCCCCGCCCGACATCATCAACCCAGCGCACCGTTCAAGACGCGCTGGAAGCCCAAGGCGACGATTGGGAATCCGTTGGCGTGCCGGCGGGCGACATCGGCGTCGAGTGCGATCGAGCCGTCTGGCTTGCCTTCCGTCGCGCGTCTGTTCCCGAGGAAATCACATGGAAGAAGCGCCGCATCTTCGAACGTGGGAACATTGAGGAGGAACGGCTTCTCGACCTGCTCCGCCTGATCGGAGTTGAGGTGTGGGGCCAGCAAGAGCGCGTTCGTGCCGTTGGCGGACATCTGCGCGGGAAGATCGATGGACGCGCCCTTGGACTCATTGAGGCGCCGAAGACTGAGCATGTCGTCGAATGCAAGTCATCAAACGAAGCAGCATTCAAGAAGGTAAAAAAGGACGGCGTAAAGATTGGCAAGCCTGAGCATTACGCAACATTCCAGTTCTACATGTACGGCCTTGGTATCGATCGCGTCTTCTACATGATGTCCAACAAGAACGACGAGGACTTGCATTTTGAGCGCGTCGAACTTGACCTTGAATATGCCATGCGGGCCGTTGCCAGGATCGAGCGTATCATCAATATGCCTGAACCACCCGGTCGCCTGTGCAGCAAACGCGATGACTTCCGAGGCATGTTCTGCCGCCAAGCCGAAGTGTGCTGGGGCGAGATTCGCGCGCGCTCGCACTGCAGGACTTGTTTGCATAGCACTCCGCTGATGGATGGCAATGCTGGATGGGACTGCAGCCGCTGGTCCAAACCGCTCTCGCTGGTCGAGCAAGACGCCGGCTGTCCGGCGATGCTGTACATCCCATCACTGATGGTCGGATGGGAGCAGGTGGATTGCGACGAGGAAAACGAGACGATTACCTACAGGTCACCGAACGGTGACATTTACGTTGACGGCGCCACCACCGCCTAGACCACCACAAGAGGAGATCACGATGACCAGCAAAGACGGATGGACACGGAAGTTCAAGGGCAATGAGAACGGCGGAGCTCGCATATACATACATCCGGACGCTCTAGATAGCAGGGCGATCGTAGAAAACCAGAATGGGATTTGGTTCAACGGCAAGCAATTCTTCTTCATTGAAGATGCCAAACGTGCCGCGCTCGCGCACTTGCAGGTGTCGCGATGACCAGACCACCCGAATTCGACCGCGCCCTAGTCGCCTACCTGCCGGGCCTGCGTAAGCGGGCCGCGTTTGTTACGCATACCGAGGCCGAGGCGGAAGAACTGCTGCAGGAGACAGTAGCAGACATGCTGGCATCCTGGCACCTGTGCCGCATGGAGACGTTCAAGATGTGGGCGCAACTCAAGATGTGGCAGGTTCAATTCGACTTGCGGCAGAAGGCTGGCCGCATGAAGCGGCGGGCAGAATTCGTCGATGTGTCGCGCATCGAAGTTTCGACACCGCCGGTGCAAGAGCACGCCGTCGAGCTCGCGCAGGTCATCGCCAAACTCGCCAACATCCACAATGGCGACATCGTGCTGCGGCGCGCCTCTGGCGAACTACTGAAGGATATCGGCGCCGAGAACGGCACATCGCGGGAAAACATCCGGCAGAAAGAGGAGCGGGCCATGCGTCTGCTGCGACAGCGCACGGGGAGGGTTGCGGCATGACCAACGCACCCGCCACCACCCCAGCCAACGACAACAAACCCACCGCCGCAAGGCCTGCATCCTTCGACGACCGCATCATCGCCTATCTTCCAGGCCTCTACCGCCTGGCCCGCAAACACGGCCGCCGCGGTGACGCCCGCCACGATCTCGTCAACGACACGATCGTTTACGCCTTGGAACACTGGACCAACTTCCGCGAGGACGGCGGGCTTTGGAACTGGCTGTCCTGGCAGATGCGCGGCCTGGTGAGCAATGGTGGCAAGCGCGGCACGCTGCACATCGTTGATGACCGTGACGGGATGAAAGCCGCTCGCCATGTCATGGATCCGACCCAGCAGACGCAGGCCGAGCTTTCCGAGACGCTGCGTCGGTTGCGTGGCCGCGATGGCGCTGTCCTGCTGCGCCGCGCCATGGGCGAAGAACTGCATGTCATTGCCGGCGAACTGGGAATTTCCACGGAGCGCGTGCGGCAGCTCGAGGCGCGTGAGCGTGCGCGGCTGCGCGAGATGGGGGAGGCGGCGTGATGGAGGATCTGTTCGCCGCCAATCAGAACACGCGTGCTGAGGACTTTTGGGCTGGACTCGACCTCAACAAGCTCCCGAAAACATCAAAGGATGCCTCAAGCTTAGGTGTAAAGTTCTTCTACACTAGCGAAGAGTGCATCCATGGCCACGATTCCCCCCAAGTACACTGCTGGCGGCAGGTGTGTTGCATGTACTAGGATGAGCTCTGCACGGCAACAGAACAAAGAATACAAAGGCAATAACAGAGCCGCAAGGGCAAATATACAAAGAGCCATTGCATCAATGGATATGAAGAAAACTTATGAACCGACTAGGCCCTGCAAGCATGGCCACCTGTTGAGGTATGTAAGCTCGAATAACTGCGTCGAATGCAGTATTAATACAGCAAAAAACCGCCGCGAAAAAGCTAAGGATGAAAGACTTGTAAGATTGTACGGAATAACATCGGCTGAACGAGAGGTAATGGCGGAAAACCAGAGTTTTAAGTGCGCTATATGCAAGGAACAATTTGCCGACAATCGGTCAATGCACGTTGATCATTGTCACTCGTCTGGCGCCGTTCGCTCGCTTCTTTGCTCTCCATGCAATCAAGGTATCGGCCTCCTCAAGGAAGACCCGGCCATCATACGGGCTGCCGCCGACTACGTAGAATTCCACGCAGCGAGGCTCGCCGCATGACCTTCGTTCCAAGATACTACCAAGTCGAGGCCGTCGACGCGATCTTCGACTACTGGCAGGACGAGCCAGGCCATCCGCTTGTCGACATGGCCGGCGGCTCTGGCAAGTCAGGCACCATGGCCATGGTCATAAAGCGCCTTATCGAAGGTTGGCCGGATATGCGCGTTCTGTCGTGCGTCCACGTCGAAGAGTTGGTCGGCGACAATTTTAAAGAATTCATCGGCCTATGCCCATTCGCCCCTGCGGGTATTTATGCCGCCAGCCTTGGGCGCAGAGATCGGCAAGCGCAAGTCATGTTCGCGCAATTGCAAACGGTCTGGGACAAGGCGCTGGAAATCGGCCACGTCGACGTCATGATCATTGACGAGGTACATCTTGTGCCGAACGACGGCAACACGATGTATCGCAAGCTGATTGCGGCTCTTATGGCCATCAACCCTGACATGAAACTGGTCGGTTTCACCGCAACCCCATATCGTCTCGATTCTGGCCGACTTGACGAAGGTGAAGACCGTCTTTTCGATTGCGTGGTCTATACCTACAGTCTGGCGCAGGGCATTGAGGACGGATACCTTTCCCGCCTCACCAGCAAGCCGGTTGAGACACGGTACGACATGACAGGCGTGCATCGTCTTGGTGGCGACTTCAAGAAGTCCGACCTAGCCAAAGCGACCGACAAGGAAGAACTCACGAAGGCAGCCGTCGCGGAAATCATGGCCGCTGCTCACGCGGAGGACAGAGGAACTGCAGTTATTTTCTGCAACGGCATAGAGCACGCCACTCACGTTCGTGATGAAATCCGTCTATACGGCAAGTCGTGTGAGGTATTAAGCGGCAAGACGCCGAAGACTGAGCGCAGGAAGATCATTGCCGATCTGAAGGCTGGTCGCCTGTGGGGGTGCACCAACGACAATGTACTTTCGACAGGCACAAACATACCGTGCATTGATCTTGTTGCCGATATGGCACCCACAGAAAGCACAAACCGTTATGTTCAGCGCGCAGTTCGGGGCACGCGTGTAGTCTGGCCTGCTGGCTTTAAGCCAGACGAACATGACGCTGACGAGCGCAAGGCTGCAATTGCGCGCGGCCCTAAACCTAACTGCCGCTATATGAACTTTGCGGGCAACATCGAGCGACACGGGCCTGTGGATGCAGTCAACCCGAAGAAGCCAGGCGACGGAAAGGGTGAGGCTCCAATCAAGCTTTGCCCGACCGACACAGCCGACCGCACTGGGAAGTTTGGGTGCGAGGAAATCTGCGCCGCGAGCGCTAGGGTTTGCCCGAACTGCGACTATGAATTCGAGTTTGTCGAGAAGCCGGGCTTCACGGCGCGGCCGACCGATGTTGCGATTCTGGCGACCGTGGCCGAAGAGGATTGGCGAAAGGTAACGGATAGGAAGTTCTTCCACCATCCAGGTAAAGACGGCAAGCCGGATAGCGTCAAAATCGTCTACATGGCGGGCTATACCGCGATCAACGAGTGGACCTGTCCGGCCCATAGTGGCTTTCCCAAGACCAAGGCAGACAAGTATTGGCGAGCACACGGGGGAAAGACACCGTTCCCTAAAACGCCACTGGAATGGCTTCAGCGGCAGGGAGAGTTGAAGGAAACCGCAGAAATATCAGTCGTTCCGAACAAGAAGTATTGGAACGTCGTTGACTTCAGGGTGGGTGAACACGCCGCCAACGACAATGACGAGCCGGCGGCGAATGATAACCGGCCAGCGGGTGACGAGGATTGGCGGGCGCTGCTGGACACGGATATTCCCTTCTGATCTTGACAAATTTGTAAAAACATACTATGGGTAAGCTACCAAAGCCACCACGACCAGAGGAGATTGCATGACCTTCAAGATTTACGGTCAGCACGATGACCGCACCATCGGCCAGATGGAAACATGCATGAACACGGGAAGCGCTGCAGCTGGAGTGCTTTGCGCCGACGGCCATCTCGGCTACGCGCACCCAATCGGCGGCGTGGTTGGTTACACCGACCACATCAGCATCAGCGGCGTCGGATTCGACATCGCGTGCGGCAACATGGCGGTGCGGTTAGACACCCCATATGCCGATATTTCCGCACACATCGGCACCATACTTCAAGACATTCAGTCCGTCATTTCGTTCGGCGTTGGCCGAAAAAACGAAGAGCGCGTCGAGCATGAGTTGTTCGACCGAGACGACCTTTGGCGCGCTGCAGACGTGCCGGAACTTAAGTCCATGGCTCAAGGCCAGCTTGGCACGGTCGGGTCAGGCAATCATTATGTCGATATCTTCGAAGATGACGACGGCGCAACGTGGATCGGCGTGCACTTCGGATCTCGCGGTCTTGGCCACAAGATCACGACGAAATATCTGGGGATGGCCGGGGCGAAGGACGGCATGGAAGTGCCACCGGCGCTTATGCCAGCCGATAGCGACATGGGGCGCGGCTATCTCGCAGGCATTGAGCTTGGCGGGCTGTACGCCTACGCTGGCCGTGAATGGGTGGTCGAGCGGGTGCGCAAGATCATCGGTGGCGCCGTGACCTTTCAGGTTCACAACCATCACAACTTCGCTTGGCGCGAAACGCACGGCGGCGTCGATATGTGGGTCGTTCGAAAGGGTGCGACACCCGCCTTTCCGGGGCAGTTCGGATTCGTCGGCGGGTCTATGGGAGACGACGCCGTCATTCTGAGCGGCGTGGACAGCGCCGAAAGCGCTGCGGCGCTATACTCGACCGTTCATGGCGCCGGTCGCGTTATGTCTCGCACGGAGGCGCGCGGCCGGTTCGTGAAGGTGGATGGTAAGAAGATCCGCCAGCCTGGAAAGGTGCGCCACGACGAATGGCAGCAGTGGATCCGCGATAAGGGCGTGACCGTTTTGGGCAGCGATCTCGACGAGGCGCCGCAGGCATACCGCCGTCTGCCGGAGGTTCTGGCCGCACATTCGGGCACGATCTCTATTGAACACGTTCTGCATCCGCGCGGCGTCATCATGGCCGGGGCCTCTGAATTCGATCCGTATAAGGACTAACCACCATGACCGACCTCGAACACGCCATTGATATGGCTGTCAACTTGCACGCCGGTCAGGTGGACAAAAGCGGACAGCCATACATCCTGCATCCACTTCGCGTCATGCTGTCGCTCGAAGGCGAGGTGGATATGATTGTCGGCATTCTCCACGACGTGGTCGAAGATTGCGGTGTTGGCCACGGCGACATCCTCGCTTTGTTCGGCGAAGATGTTTGGTCAGCCGTGATAGCGCTGACTCGCGACGAAGATGAATCTTACGAAGACTTCATTCGTCGGGCAAAAGCCAACGAAATAGCGCGGCGCGTCAAGATCGCCGACATCCTAGACAACATGCGACCCGGCGCCGAACACCTCTTGCCGCGCTACGAGAAAGCGCTAGCCATTCTACTAGCCTAACCACCAGCGCCCCACCAAGCGCGACCACCACATCTCAGAGGAGACTAGACTATGGGTTATTTTGACTGCGTGTCTTTCAGCACGCTGCTCGGCAAGACGCTGACCGAAGTCAGACAAGTGGGCAATGACGAAATCTTCTTCACCACTTCCGATGGCGACGCCTACAGGATGTATCATTCGCAGGACTGCTGCGAGTCTGTCACGATCGATGACATTGAGGGAGACCTGCAGTCGCTGGTCGGCAATCCTATCCTCGTTGCCGAAGAAGTCAGCAACAGCGATAGCCGCGATCCAGAGCAGGAATACGACTCATTTACGTGGACCTTCTACAAACTCGCGACCATCAAGGGCCACGTCGACATTCGCTGGTTCGGTTCGTCGAATGGCTACTATTCCGAGTCCGTTGACTTTGAGAAGGTGGCCGCATGACCGACACCTTCAACCCCACCGACATCGCCGGCCTTCCTCCCAAGGACCACAACCAACCGACTCCCAGCCCCTTTGACGAGATCCGCCAGGAAATCGAAGATCTCTTCGACGAGGCCAAAAACTTCTGTGACGGCGAGCCTATCGACTCTCCGGCACTGGCCGACGCCATCACGGCGCTGCACGACCGCATCCACGCGGCAGGCCAGCGTGCCGACACGCTGCGGACAGAGGAAAAGAAGCCGCTCGACGACCAGATCGCTGCGATCCAGTCGCGCTACCATCCGCTCATCGGTAACACGAAGGCAGGCAAGGGCAAGGTTGTTCTCGGCAAGGAGGCGTGCCAGTCGCTCCTGACGCCGTGGCGCGCTCGTGTCGCCGCAGAAAAAGCCGCAGAAGCCGCGGTCGTAGCTGCAAAGGCAGAAGCCGCGCGACAGGCAGCGCAGGAGGCCATCCGCGCCTCGTCGGGTAATCTTGCCGCCCGCGAAGAAGCCGAAGAACTGCTCGCCGGCGCCAAGAAGCTGGAGAAGGCCGCCAACCGTGCCGAGAAGGCGGCGACGACCGGGACGGGGTTGCGGACGGTGTACGACGTGACACTGGTAGACGAGGAGGCGGCCATGGACTGGCTGTGGGCTCGTGCCAAGGCGGAGGTGCTCGCTGTCGCCCAGCGCAACGCCGAGGAGGTTGTGCGTGGTGGGGCGCGCGCGGTGCCTGGGTTCAAGGTTGAAGAGCGGAAGGTGGCGCGGTGATGGCATATTACCTCTACGACCCGGGTGACTGCGACTCGACGGAGCACGCTTCACTTGCCGACGCCATGAAGGCCGGCAATGACCTTATCGCCATTTACCGCGACCAATGCGACCCGGAATGGCCTGAATATGTCGAAGACATCGCTATCTATGAAGGCGAGAAACATTCCGATGATTGCGGCGGAAGGCTTGTTGCTCGGTCCGTCACATGCGACCGAATCGAGCGGCCTGACGACGTAGACGAGGAGGGATATTCTCCGTCCGAAGACAAGTGGTTCGACCAAGTGGACTTCTACTGCGACTACAAGATGGAGCTTGCCAATGTTTGACTCCGAGATGCAAGCTTCCCTCATTGCCGACGGCGAGAAGCTGGCCGTACTTACGGGCGAGGACCATGGGCCTTGGCCTCTGACAACAGACGAGACGCCATGCCCACGATGTGAAGAGGTAGGACTATGGCGAGAAAGCGCCGATGTAGGCGTCGGCATCATCTACGGGCCGTATGGCTGCCCGTGCTGCGGCTGGTGCGAGAACGAGGAATACGATCTGCAGAAGGGCGGCGGAGTGCAAGAGGACGGCTCGTATCTGGATCCGTATGGCGTATTGCTGCCGTCTAGCAACCCGATTGCGAAGATGCTTGCGCGGGAGGCGCGGCGCGGCGGCACAGTCTGTCCTTCTGATTTTAAGCCAATCTTCGGAGAACTTCCGAACTCAAGTCCATTCGTCCCAAGGACGGAGCCAGCCCCATGACCGCCATCTACGACAAGACCGGCCGCGCCATCGCGGTCGGCGATGTGCTCAAGGTCTACCACTTCACTGCTGCCCTGCGCCGCAAGAAGCACTACATGTACAAGCAGGTGGCTATTGCCGATCGATTCCGCGATGGAACGCCCATCTTCCGTGTCCATCACCTTGATCTGACCGACGACTTCTACACGCTGATTTGCGACGGCAGCCATCTTGCCGACTATGAGATCGTCCAAAGCATCAAGTGTGACCATCAGGACAGGCCAAGGCACACTGCCGCGCCCTAGCGCGCAGTTGGCCTTCGACACCACCACACCATAGCGCCACCACAGCGAAGACATAAGAGGAGACCACCATGAGCGTGACAACGATGCACGACGGCAGAGTCGTGCTGCATCAGGCTGACTGCCGCGACGTGCTGCGCAGCCTTGCCGACAATTCCATTCATGCGGTGGTGACGGATCCACCTTATGCGCTCGTTTCCATCCAGAAGCGTTTCGGCAAGCCGGGCTCCGCCCCGGCCAAAGACGTTTACGGGCGCGGCGCAGCTGGCTTCATGGGAAAGCAGTGGGACACCGGCGAGGTCGCGTTCAGCGAGGAGTTCTGGGCTGAGGTGCTGCGGGTACTCAAGCCCGGCGGCCATGTCGTGGCGTTCTCCGGCACGCGGACCTATCACCGTATGGCTGTCGCGATCGAGGACGCTGGCTTCGAAATCCGCGACCAGTTGGGCTGGGTCTACGGGTCGGGGTTTCCGAAGTCGCACAACCAGCACGGCGAGTGGGAGGGCTGGGGCACTGCCCTAAAGCCAGCGTGGGAACCGATTGCCCTGGCGCGGAAGCCGCTCGCCGGTACCGTTGCCGTGAACCTCGCCGAGTGGGGTGTTGGTGCTATCAACGTTGATGGTTGCCGGGTTGGGGATGAGGAGCGGTTCAATCCATCCGCCAGCCGCAACGAGATCTACGGGCAGTTCAAGGGTGCAGAGGATGGCGGTCGGACCGCCATCGGCCGCTGGCCAGCCAACATAGTCCACGACGGAAGCGACGAGGTGTTGGCGGCGTTTCCTGATGCGCCGGGGCAGCAGCGTGCCGTTGGTCCGGAACACGGAGAGAAGGAAAGCCGCGGCATTTATGGCGACTTCGGCGCGCGTGAGCATTTTGCACCACGCATCGAGCTCGACAAGTCAGCCGCCCGCTTCTTCTACTGCGCCAAGGCCAGCCGTGCTGACCGGGATGCTGGTCTCGACCATCTGCCGAAAGGCAACAACATGCGTGTCAATGGTCCCCGCGAAAGTGAGGAAGCCAAACACGCTACATTGCGCGCCAACACCCACCCGACTGTCAAGCCGACCACTCTCATGCAGTGGCTCTGCCGCCTCGTCACGCCACCGGGCGGCGTCATCTTGGATCCTTTCATGGGTAGCGGCTCGACAGGCAAAGCAGCCGTGCTTGAGGGCTTCCAGTTCATCGGGTGCGAGCGCGAAGACGAATACATGCCGATCGCCACGGCGCGGATTGCGTGGGCCATCGGGCATATGGACAAGGAGCCAGTTGTCGCGCCAGCGCAACCTGTCGCAGCCAATGATAATTCACCAGCCGGTGACCTATTCACCACCCGCGCCGCCACGGTGGCAGCATGACCGCCATCCCATCCCGCCCCATCCTACCGATCACACCCACCTGCGACGACGCAGGCACACCCACCACCTGCATGGCCTGCGGCCGGATTGCATTGGGCATCGGTCGCGCCATCACCAGGGGCGGCAAGATGATCGATCCGGGGTTCCTTTGCCGCCAGTGCGTCGTGGCGGTTTCGGATCTGTCAAAGATGGATAGGCTTTCCGTGTTTGAACTCAAGGCATTGGATGCCGGTGTTGATGCAGTAGGTGAATGGATCGCCGACAACGGCGGCGTGACAGATCTGGCGCATTACGACGAGCTCATGCAGCGCATGCTGGTGAAGGCGGCGTGGGAGGGGTGCATTCATGGGGTGAGGGAGGCTTTGAAAAGTGCGCCATTCTGAAGCAGCAAACGACAATCACGCCATCCGCGTCCTCGACCTTTTCAGCGCCGCGGCTGGTGGCTGGTCCCTCGGTATGCACCGCGCCGGCTATCGCACCATTGCGGCATGCGAGGTGATCGACTGGCGCCGCGCGCTCTATTCCGAAAACAACCCGGGAGTTCTTGTTTATGACGATGTCACCACCCTCACAGCAGACCGACTTATTCGGGACGGTGTTGGACTTCCAGACATCATCGTCGGCAGCCCGCCGTGCCAGGACATCAGCAGCGCCAACACAAAAGGCAAAGGTGTCGACGGAGAGCGATCCGGTCTCTACTTCGAAGCCATCCGTCTCATCGACGAATGCAGACCTCGTTGGTTCGCTCTTGAAAATAGCGCTAATCTCCGAACTCGAGGCGCAGACCGGGTCATCAATGCGCTGGCGGCAATCGGCTACACCTGCTGGCCATTCGTGGTTAGTGCTGGAGACGTCGGCGCCAACCACGAGCGAAAGCGAAGCTGGCTTATCGGGTTCAATCTTTCACACGCCGACGACGCAGGCAAATTTCGCAGCGCCAAGTATGCAGAAGTGGGAGTCGTGCCAGCCATGGAACGTGATGCTGGCCACGCCACGCAAGACAGATGCGGACAGGGGTGGGCGCGGGGATATCCTGTCGCAACTGAGGGGCTATCCGTCGAAGCATGCGGGGATGCCGACTCCGAGGAAATCGGATGCGCACCATGGTCCGGAGATCAGCAAGGCGCTGGCCAACAACACGACAGGCGTGTCTCTGGTAACGACAAAGGCGATGGGCGAGCGGCAATTGCTGCCGACGCCAGTGAAGCGGGACGCGGGCCGTGGGCGGGCGGGGTCGGATGCATGGAAGCATCCACGGGGTCGACCACTGGGGGAACACATGCACCAAGCGATGCACGAATTGGAGACGGGTACCATGGACGCCAATATGCACAAATGGGCGGGAGCGAGAGCCCTAGCCAGCCTGTTGCAGAGCCATGGGCTGACTGGAACAGCGGCCTTGCCTATCACTTACGGGTGGATGATGGGTTATCCGGCTGGGTGGCTCAGTCGCGCATTGCAGTCGGCGGTCCAAAAGGGACTGTTGCGGCAAGCCTCATCGTCGAGGCGTTTGGTGACGCCGTCTGCCCGCAAATCCCAGAAGCCATCGGGCGAGCCATCTTGAGGGTGGAACGGGCGCTTGCGGCGGTCACAGAGCCTGCCCGCCGCGCCGCTTAGGCCGAAAACGCGCTTTCAGTACCCTTCTTCGCCAATGCTTCCGCGAATGCTTCAGCGCGTTCGCGACAGTTGAACGACCACTCGTCCTTCTGGCCAAGCTCGTTGACGAACTGAACATTAAAGCCCTTCGCGCGCCGGGAATAGAATGCGCGATCCATCATGGCTGCGATCTCCGACGAGAGGTTGTCGCGGTTCGGCTTATAGGCGCTGTCGAAAGTCATCGTGGTGCTCCTTGGTTGGTGACATCATTTGTAAAACATCCGCGCATGTCTGTCAATTGACAAATTTGTCAAAATTGTAATGAGGAAATGGAATGCAATATACGATTAAGGCTATCCCGACGACCTACGCAGGCGTCAATTTCAGATCCCGGCTGGAGGCTAGATGGGGAGCATTCTTTGATTTGGCCGGCATCAAGTGGGACTATGAGCCTTTTGATCTGGACGGGTGGGCGCCGGATTTTCTGCTCCGCTCCAACGGTGATGACATTTTGGTCGAGGTGAAGCCGGTTAACTTCGATGATCCAACAAATGCATTCAGTAAAGCATATGCTCATAATGGTAGCCACATCATTCTTTTGCTTGGCGTTAGGCCCTATTGCGACGATTTGATTGGCCCTATTATTGTGAAGCACGAAGCAATGAGACTAGATAGATCGGCAGTATACGTTAACGGCAACGAACTGTTATGGCGCCAGGCCGGCAACGTCATTCAATGGCAGGCAGTTGCACAAGAGCAAAGTTCTTCGTTCGATGATCGTCCCAGATTTCATCTTCAGTGGAGCGAAAACCAGCTAGCAATTTGCAGTCGCATCCGTGAAGCAGCCTCAAAGCGCGAAATAGCAAGGAAGGCAGCATGACAAAATCCCCCAAAGCACTGGCGCTTTCCTACATCGCCAACGCCGTGCCCGTATTACCCTGCCGCGCCGCAGATGAGGCAACTGGCACATATGACGAACAGGGCGCCGAGATCGTCCTGAAGGCGAAAACCCCACTCGTGAGCAACGGGTTTAAAGGAGCATCCAAAAACCTGCGTGTGACCGGCATCCTGTGGGACCGCAACCCGACGGCTATGGTTGGCATCCCCACCGGCGAACAGCTTGGCGCTTGGGTGCTCGATGTGGACATGCATAAGGATGATGACGGCAAGGTCATCAATGGGTACGAGGCCCTTGCTGCCCTTGAGGCGAAGCACGGCGACCTCCCACCAACCGCTACGGCCAAGACTGCCGGCGGAGGCGAACACCGATATTTCAAGTATGTGCCAGGTGTTAGAAACCGTGGCAAACTTGGACTCGGTCTCGATGTCCGCGGAAGCGGCGGATACGTAATTGCACCCGGCAGCGTGACCGCAGAGGGCAAGGAGTATGTCTGGCTCGACTACGACGGGGAGGGCATCCCGCCGGTAGCCGATGCGCCCGAATGGCTTCTGGAACTAGTGTTGCCGGCCAAGCCAGCCGCGACCACCCATACCGATTACGTCCACAGGAGTGGCGAGAACCTCGCTTATGTGGAGCGCGCTGTGGAAGCGGAGCTTAATCTCCTCGCTACCACTACGCAGGGCGGCCGAGGCGAACAAGTCAACAAGTCAGCCTTTTGCCTTGGCACTTTTGTTGGGGCTGGCGCGCTATCCCGATCGGAAGCGGAAATCGGTCTGTTCGATGCGGCCTATGCCAATGGCGTGGTTGCCAAGGATGGGGAGCGTGAGATCCGCGCCAAGATCAAGCGCGGCCTTGATGCAGGAACGAAGCAGCCAAGGGCGATTCCGGAGGCGTCATTCATGGACGATACGCCGTCGATCGACACCAGCCGCATGGTCGCTAACACAATCGCCAAGCGCGCAGCAACCGTCGAGCCAGCCCCAGCCGTCGCACAGGACGATGACGAAATCCCGGAATACAAGCTCGAGGCTGTGGCCGATCTAGAAAGCCTGACCTATCCTGGCGGACTAGTAGAGGAGCTTATAGACTGGATCGTCTCCAGCGCGGAACAACCGTCTCGGGCTCTCGCGCTTGCCGCTGTGCTCCCTCTCGTCGGGGCGCTGTGCGGCCCACGATATTCCACGGGAAGCAAGGATACGCGCCCTAACATCTATACCGTGGCCTTGGCGGAATCCGGTTTCGGCAAGGAGCACGCCCGCACGCAGATCAAGCGGCTGCTTATGTCGGACCATGGCATATTCGACAAATACAGCGGCCCGGCCCGCATCATGTCTGCTTCGGCCTTGCGCGAGGTGCTCGAGACAAACCAGTCGGTCAATTGCCAGATCGACGAGTTTGGCGGCTTCGTCCGCGAAATCACGGATCGGAAGGCCGGCACGCATCAGCGGGCGATTTCCACCGACCTTCGCGACTACTATTCGGCGAGCTCGACGTTCTTCGAAGGGGCCGCCTACCGCGGTAGCCCGCCCAAGCGGATTTACAATCCAAACCTGTGCATCCATGGGACGTCCACTCCAGAGCAGTTCTGGTCGGCCCTGTCATCGGCCAGTGCGGAGGACGGCCTACTGCCTCGCCTCATCCTGTTCCACGTCACCGGCAAGAAACCGGCCACTGTGACGCCACAGGTGGACATACGGCGCGTTCCTCACATTCTGCTGTCCCGCATGGCAGATGTTGCAGGAATCGACGTGGCGGCCAAGCGTGGAAATCTGGGCAAGATTGGATATGCGGTTGATACATCATCGAAGGAGGTGAAGCCTTACGAGGTGCCATGGACACCCGACGCGGTCGGCATCCTGCGCGCGGTCAAGGATACAATCGAGGAGCAAGAGAGGGCAGTTGCGGCAGACGCGCAGCCATTCGTCCGGCGCATTGTCGAGAACTCGATCAAGCTCGCCCTTATCGTTGCCGTCGGTACCGATCCAAAGGAGCCGGTAATAACAGAGGCCATCTTCGAATGGGCGGCCGGCGTCGCTTGGACCTGTGCAGCTTCAATGCTAGCCGAGGTCGGGGAACGACTTGCGGACAACCAGCGCGAGGCGAACTATAAAAAAATCCAGGGCCTCATAAAGAAGGCTGGCTCGAAAGGCATCACTGAAGGGCGCTTGGCTGACCGATGCAAGGCGATTGACGGGTGGCAGCGAAAGGAGATTCTGGACGACCTTTCGAAGACAGGGCAGGTTGATCTGGTGGCTAACGATAACTCAAAAGGTCGCCCGTCAAGGCGCCTCGTTTGGGTCGCATGAAAAGGTGCCGAAAGGCACCTTTTCATTCATCCAAGAATGCCATCCAACGAAGACTTTCATCCATGGACGAAACTATTTGTCCATTCTTTCGTCCGACTTTTATCCAACAGCGAAATTGACGAAAGTCATTCCTAAAAGCTCAATGAAATCAATGGACTATATACTATATATATAATAAAATCCATTTAATCCATAACGTTATATAAGTAGTCTATTTTCTCTCTTTTTCTTATTCTGTGTAGAATATAGGGGGAGAATGGATAAAGCCTCCTCCGCCCACCACCAAACCACCCACCACCAAGGAGACCAGCATGGCCCGCAAGACCACCCAGACCACCCGCATCGCCGGAAAGAAAGTCCGCCTCGTCACCGCCGCGAATGGAAATATCACAATCAAGGATGCGCCGGTCGAAGAATGGATCCTCCAGGCGGCTGCGGTCCGCGCTATGCGCGCCATGCCGGAATATGCCGACACTGTGGAGACGGTCATAAAGAACACCGCGGCAGGTCGGCGGAGCTTCACCATAGCCGGAGACATGAACGGCGACTATCGCAGCCAACGCGCCGCGGTGAAGGCCAAGGCCACTGGCATCGCTGCCGGCGATCCTGACCTGCGCATCTACCTCCCTAACGGCCGGCTGCGGACGATCGAATACAAGAACGCGGAAGGCACGTTTACGGCCAGCCAGAAAATCCGCCACCCGCTGCTCGGCGCTCTGGGGCATCCGGTGGTGACTGTGAAGATCGCCACGGAGGAAGAGGCGGCGACAAGGACGCTGGAGCTGGTGCGTGGTTGGCTGGCGGAAGTGGCGGCAAATGACAATTCGCAAAAATACAGTTTGACAAATTTGTAGAGTTTGTTAAAACGGATGCACCAACAACGAAGCACCACAGGAGATCTACATGACCTACTTCATCACCGCACTGACCAACAACACTGCCCGCCTGATCGTCAGCGAAACACGCACGACGGACAAGACGGTCGCCGACATGGTCGCGGCTCACCTTGAAGCGCAGGGTCATATCGTCGTTCGCCGCGAGGAAGCATAATCGGAGAGCAGATGAGGACACCAACCCCAAGAAGACCCTAAGCCCTACGACCCCACAACAAGACCACCAAGAAGGCCGCACTCCCAGCGGCCTTTATTTTTTGACAAATTTGTTAAATCATGGCGCCGGTATTATATATCCTGCATCACCACCACGCGCACCATCCACCACGATGCAGGAGGCCAATGTGGCAATAGCGCCAGCTATGACACACGATAAGACAGCGCCAAAAAATGGGATGCTGTCATTCCAATCACTCAATGCAGAGCAAACCTACTCTGATGGGAAATACACCAGCGGATATGATAGTGCCGTCAATCAACGATGGATAATCGGCGACGGAAATGTGGAAGCTGCCTCAGAAAGAATGCTTCGAGGTGTATGGCTAAAAACAATGCAGCTAAGGCAAGGATCAGACGAAATACACGATGCTGTATATGTCGTTGGAACCTTGAGACCACTTTCGATAAAAGTTGGCATGGCGACCGATCCATTGGCAAGGCTTGCACAACTGCAGACTGGCAACCCAGAAAAACTATACCTTCACAGGGTGTATTGGACCTTGAGGCCAGATGCGGCAAGGAGGCTTGAGGCTACTGCCCACTCTTTCCTTGACAAGAAAGCTAAGAGACTCGTTGGAGAATGGTTTGATTGCTCAACGACCTCAGCACATGAGACAATCATAAAGGCATGCAGATCTCTTGTGTTGGGCTTCATTGCCGTAACTCCACATCATATATCGGAGGTAAAAGTTGAGAAGATCATCTAGCCACCAGCGCGCACTTTCCGGCGACGGCTCGAACCTCCCCACCAAAACATTCTACGAGGACCACGAGCGGGAAGCTGTGCACATCCAGAAGTCCCGCCTTGCCATCAGGGCGAGTAAGGGCAGGGACTGGGATCGCGTCGCGGCAAACGACAATATCGCATGGCCGCTGGCGACTGCGCTTGTCAAAGAGAAGAACACCGAGCTTCTCAAGTATGCCATGATGTACCGCAAGGTGCACGACACCGCCAAGAACGGAGCGATGCTAGGTGGATCGTCTGTACGGCTTGGCGAGGGTGTTGCTATCGACCGCCATAGCGTCATTCGTGACAACGGCTCTATCGCCTATCGCCGTGTTCGCCAGTCAACGGCGGCCAACGTAGATATCCCGGCGCGTCGACGGTTCGATGCCAGCACAGCAGACGACAGCGATGTGGCGGAGAAGAACTGGTCGAATATCCCAAAGCCGTGGAACGGTGACAGACCGGTCAACGACAGGCTGGATGCGGAGCGCCAGCTTTCCAGGCTTCGTTCATGCCTCGGCCACCTCTGCGAACCGTTCGAGCTCGCATGTATCGACGGAGCAACACTTGAGGCGGTAGGTAACGCGGTAGGCATCGCCAATCGAGCTGGAGCAATGGGCGCAGGTCGGGCGCTGGTGCACACGGCCCTGGTGACGCTGAGAGACATGATGGGCGAAATACGCAGGGAAGACCTTGCCACCTAAGTTATAACCTGACTGGCGCGAAAGTGACTAGGGATGGGAAGCAACAACATCGCTTCCATCTCTTTCACAGTTCGATGCGCCGATACCATTCAAGGCGATCGACCCGGCCTCGTGCCGGGTAACTATCTGCGGAGCCGGCATTGTAAACCGGCTTTCGTCATGCGGGACCGGCTTTGAATTCGTAAGCCCGGATAACCAAAGGCGCACCGTATGGGCGCCGCCTGCATCCATATTGCCTGGCGCCGCCTCCTCTCGGCGACGGGCAGTCCTGCCGCTGGTTGTAGCATCTACGGTGCTCCCAGCGGCTTTCGTTTTCACGGTGACACCATGAACAAGGCGCCATGGCATCGCCTATACCAGACGGCCGCATGGAAGAGGCTTCGCAACCATCAGCTAAGTGTGCAGCCACTGTGCGAGTTCTGCTTGATCACGGAAGAGGTGACGGCAGCAACGGTAGTCGACCATCGCAAAGCACATAAGGGCGATGTCGGGTTATTCCATGATCCAAGCAACCTTCAATCACTGTGTAAGCATCATCATGATAGCGCAAAGCAGATGATGGATAATGGGCGCAAGGTTGCAGTCATTGGCGTCGATGGATATCCGATTGAACTTGGATAGACCGAAACAAATCGAAAATATATTGAAAAATATTTCATTTTGCTGTTGACATGTCGACCCGAACGTGGTATACTTGAAGGTTGGCCTGCCGGAGGGGGTGGGTCGATCTTCGGGACCGTCGGGCTGGGTATCGGCGTCGGGGGTTATCGTTAGTGCTAACTCAGAAAATCCCAAGAGGTGTGGTTGCATGCGGTATGCAAACGACAATCGTTGCGATGGCCTGAATGAGGTGATTGCCAGTTTCAAGGGCGGGGCCGACCGCATCATTGTTTACGTCTTGTCGTCAGGAGATGGAGATCCATTGGATCCGTCGAACTGCAGATATATCGGGCTCACTTGCCAAGGTCTACGCGCAAGGCTTTCCGGTCATATAGCGGAATCATCGACTAAGCATCCTGACGGGTCATTCAAATCTGAAACGCACCGAGCTCGGTGGATACGGTCTGTAATTTCCAATGAGGGACGAGACGCGCTTCGCATCACGCCTGTGATAACTGGCCTATCGTGTGATCGTGGTGCGACCGGCGCCGGGGCGGCAGAAAAGGCTCTGATTATTGCCTACCGGGCGGCAGGAGCTAGGTTGACGAATTCCACGGTCGGTGGCGAGGGTGTTCCGGCTTCAGGTGGCGAGAAGCGCGTAACCAAGAACGAATACATGCGCACATACCTAGCCAACAGACGTGCCAATGACCCTGAATATGCTGCAAAGCAGCGGGAAGCAAACCGCAAGAGCATGGCCACTAGGTACGCGAACGATAATGAGTTCCGCGAGCAGGCGCTCCAGAAGTCGCGCGAGTACGGCGCAGACTATAGGTTGCGAAAACGCATGGAGCGAGAGGCGGCATAGATGGCTTCGAGAAGGAAGGCACGCATTGACAGCGCAGCCGAGGCCGTGCGCGTGATGGCGAAGGCTACCACCGAAATACTCCCGCCGACAAACGTACCGCTTGATGACGGTGACTTGCCGTTCTTCCGCAATGTCGTCGCCGAGTTCGCACGGTCGGAATGGTCTGATCACCAGCTTGAGCTTGCCGCGATGCTTGCCAGAACGATGGCTGACTTAGTTAGAGAGCAGGCTCTGCTGCGAGACGAGGGTGGCGTGTCTGTGACCGAAAAAGGCACGATGATGGCTAATCCGCGCAAGACGATCGTTCAAATGCATGCCGCGTCTATCCTGTCATTTAGACGTTCTCTGGCACTTCATGCGAGGGCCCAACAGGGCGAAGCAAGAGACGCGGCCAAGAGACGCGAGGCGGCAAAGCAAATTGAGGGTGACAACCCACTAGAGGACGATCTTCTGGCGAGGCCTGGATGAGGTCTCGCGCGCGATCGCGCATTGCGCGCACGCGAGGGTAATTTTCCAGCATGGCAAAGAAGCCAAGGCCACTCACCCGCGGCGAGCGTGTGATAGCGTTCATCGAACGCTATTGCTTGGTCCCAGAAGGAACCTTGCTTGGCAAGCCAGTAAAACTGCTGCCGTTCCAGCGTAAATTCATCCTGGCCGTGTATGACAATCCGGCAGGTACATCGCGAGCATATCTCTCGATCGCACGTAAGAACGGCAAGACCGGCCTTATCGCCTGCCTTTTGTTGGCCCACATTGTCGGTCCAGAGGCATACCAAAACGGCCGCATCGTCTCAGGTGCACGGTCGCGCAAGCAGGCAGCCGAGGTTTTCAACTACGCAGCCAAGATGGTGATGATGTCGCCGGAGCTTTCGAGGCTCGCGCGAATCGTGCCGTCAGCAAAGATGATCGTCGGCCTCGCCAAGAACGTTGAATACCAGGCCAGTTCGGCCGAGGCAAAGAGCGCGCATGGCGGTTCGCCCATCCTGGCCATCCTTGACGAGGTTGGCCAGATTAAGGGTCCGACGGATGACTTCGTAGAGGCAATCGAGACTTCACAGGGCGCCTATGAAGGCCGGGCGATGCTGTTCGCTATATCGACGCAGGCCGCTACTGACAACGACCTTTTCTCACGCTGGATCGATGACGCAGAAACGTCGAAGGATCCGCGTATTGTAAGCCATATTTATTCAGCGCCGGCCGATTGCGATCTCGATGACCGTGAAGCGTGGGCGGCTGCCAATCCGGCGCTCGGCGTATTCAGGTCGATCAAGGACGTCGAAGACTTCTCGCTCCTGGCGAGCCGAATGCCTACCAAGGAATCTAGCTTTCGCTGGCTTTTCCTCAATCAACGTATTGACGCCTCGGCGCCATTCGTTTCGCCTGCGGTCTGGCGCGCTTGTGACGGATCGGTTGATGATTTTGCGGAGCTGCCAGTTTTCGGCGGACTTGACCTGTCAGAAGTATCGGACTTGACGGCCTTGGCGCTGATGGCGCCGAAGGAGACGGAAGCAGGCACCATATGGCATGTGAGGCCGACATTTTGGCTTCCTGGCGATAATTTGCGCGAGAAAGCTAAAGCCGACCGCGTTCCATACGACGTCTGGCATTCTAATGGCTTGCTGGAGGCGCCCGACGGCCCAACGGTAGATTACGAGTATGTCGCTCACCACCTGCGCGAACTGTTCGACAAGTTGGACGTCAGGAAGATCGCATTTGACCGATGGAACTGGCGGCACCTCAAACCTTGGCTTCAAAAAGCTGGCTTCACGGAAGATCAATTGGATGGCGACAATGCCGTTTTTGAGCAATTCGGCCAGGGTTTTGCGTCAATGTCACCGGCGCTCCGTGACCTTGAGAGCTTGATTCTTAACAAGAAGATAGCCCACGGCGGGCATCCGGTTCTCACGATGTGCATGATGAATGCCACCGTGAAGCAGGATCCGAGCGGAAACCGTAAGCTAGACAAGCAAAAGTCACGCGGTCGCATCGACGGCGCGGTCGCCCTTGCAATGGCTGCTGCGATGGCCGGGACTTACGAGTCACCAGCATCGGGCACTTCCTTCTGGTCGGTCCTCGACCCTGAGACGGATTATTCGGCCGCTGCCTAGCCCATCGGGCATAAAAACAAGGAATTCCCGATGGGTTTTTGGAGCAAGGTGTTCGGTCGCGAGTCCGAGCAGAAAGCCGTGTCGTTTGACCCGGTGTGGCTTGATTTCTTCGGCTCGCGCACCTCAAAGGCAGGCGTTCCCGTTTCTTGGGAGCGCGCCATGGATGTCAGCACTGTCTTTGCCTGCATCCGCGTAATCGCCAACGGCGTCGCGCAGGTACCGCTGCGCGTCATGAAGGAGTTGCCAGACGGCAAGGGCGGGGTTCCGGCCACGGAGCACCCACTTTATGCTGTTCTGAACCGTCGCCCGAACAAGTGGATGACGTCTTTCGAGCTTCGCGAGACGCTGATTTTCCATGCCGCGCTGACCGGCAATGCCTTTTTCTACAAGAATATCGTCCGCGGCAAGGTCGTCGAACTTATCCCGATAGACCCCGGCAGCGTAACCATCACGCGGCATAACGACTATTCGTTGACCTATCGCGTTACGGGGCTGGATGGCAGTTCAGTCGAGCTTCCTCAGTCGCTGATCTGGCACGTCAAAGGACCTTCATGGGACACGTGGCGCGGCCTTGACGCTGTTCAGCAGGCGCGCGAGGCAATTGGCCTCACGATTGCTACGGAAAACACTCAGGCCGAGCTTCACGCCAATGGCCTGCAGATGTCAGGCACATACTCGACCGAGCAGAAGATCGCGCCGGAAGAATATATCAAAATCCAGAAATGGATTGCGGCTCAAACAGGCGGCGCGAACAAGCATAAGCCGTTTGTCATCGATGCAGGGTTTAAGTGGACCCAGCAGTCCATGACTGGCGTCGATGCGCAGCATCTCGATACGAGAAAATTCCAAACCGAGCAGGTTTGCCAGTCGCTTGGTGTGTTTCCGCAGATGATCGGCCATGCTGGTCAGGCAATGACCTTCGCGAGCGCCGAACAGGTGTTTCTGGCGCACGTCGTGCACACGCTTGGCCCATGGTGGGAGAGAATCCAGCAGTCAATCGACGTAAATTTGCTCGATGGCCCAGAGGATGTTGGTTATTACGCGAAATTCAACGCGAACGGCCTGCTTAAGGGCGCCCACCAAGACCGCGCCGAGTTCTATTCCAAGGCTTTGGGGACCGGAGGGTCGCCGGCTTACATGACGCCGAACGAAATTCGAGCGCTGGAAGACCTCAATCCGATTGCTGGCGGCGATGAATTGCCGAAACCGACAAACGTTGGTGGCGCTCCCGCGCCTAAAAAGCCGTCGTCCGGCGGACAGGATCCAAAAACATGACAATTAAGGGTGTCGGTGCTATCGAGCACCGCAGTTTTGGTCTCGGCGAGCTCAAAGTAGCCGATATCAGCGCTTCCGACGGCGAAATGACGTTTTCAGGTTACGGCGCGGTGTTCAACAATGTTGACGCAGGCGATGACCTGATCTTGAAGGGCGCATTTGCCGAGACGATCAAATCAGCAAAATCCACCGGAATCTGGCCCGCAATGCTGTCTCAGCATGGTGTTTACGGCAGCCAGATGACCCCGATTGGGGTCTGGACCGAGATGAAAGAGGACAATGTTGGCCTCTACGTCGAGGGAAAGCTCGCCAACACGGAACGCGGTCGGGAAGTCTATGAGCTTCTGAAAATGAAGCCACGACCTGCGATTTCTGGCCTTTCCATTGGTTACCGAGCCAAGGAATGGACGCTTCGCAGCACACCAACCGAGCCGCGGCGCACGTTGAAGGCCGTTGATCTGCTGGAATGCAGCCTTGTCACGTTCCCGATGAACGGAAAGGCGCGCATTTTGAGCGTCAAATCTGAATTTAATCCGCGCGAAATCGAAGATGCCCTGCGTGAAGCAGGTTTGTCGCGGGCGGACAGCGTGAAAGCTGTTGCGGTCTTCAAGAATGCGCTTCGAGACGAAGCGGAACAGGACACGACTCCTCGTGATGAGGATGTGACGGCCAAAAAGAGCGAAGTCGAGCTTACCGAGCTGGCTACGCGCATCAAAGCGCTGATCGCCGGCTAACCAGGCTGCGGCACGCTCACCAACCCACCACCACATCACCAAGGAGACCACCATGACGGACAAAACCGCCATCGAACAGGTCATGACTGCCTTCGAAGAATTTAAGGCAACCAATGACGCCGCCATCCTCGAGCTGAAGAAGAAGGGCGTCAACGACCCGCTCGTCACCGAGAAGCTGAACAAGATTGAAACCACTCTCGCTTCTTTCGAAGACGCTAACCAGAAGGCAACTGCTGCTCTGCTGGAGGCCAAGAAGGCCGCCGACGAAGAGAAGAAGCACGTCGACGAACTGGAAGCCAAGCTCAATCTTCTTTCGCTTAAGGGTTCGTCCGATCCGGCCGAACGCAAGGCTGAACTGAAGTCCAAGGTTGAGGCGTGGTCGCGCGCGGTCGTGGGCGCCAACCTCGTCGGTATCCACAATCTTTCTGCCGAACAGCAGAAGGCGCTGGCGGATGTCGCAGCCGAATACAAGGCCATGGGCATCGCAAATGACACCACTGGCGGCTATCTTGCGCCGGCGGAGTACATTCGCGAGATCATCAAGGGCGTCACCGACGTCTCCCCGGTCCGCTCGCTGGCACGCGTTCGCCAGACCGCAGCCAAGGCCATCATGATCCCGAAGCGCACCGGCCAGTTTGCGGCGCAGTGGGTTGCTGACCAGGGCACGAAGTCCGAGACCGACGGTCTGCGCTACGGCATGTGGGAAATCCCGACCCACGAGATGTACGCTCTCATCGACATCTCGAACCAGAACCTTGAAGACTCCGCGTTCAACATGGAGTCGGAAATCAGCTTCGAAGCAACCGAGCAGTTTGCCGTTGCCGAAGGCGCTGCATTCGTTTCCGGCACCGGCGTAGGTCGCCCCGAAGGCATCCTCGTCGCCTCTGGCGTCGGCGGCAACAACTCCGGTTCCGCCGCCACGATTGCAGACGCCGACGGCCAGGCCAATGGCCTGCTGACGCTGAAGTACAGCCTGAAGTCTTCCTACGCTCGCAACGCGAACTGGATCATGAACCGCACAACGCTCGGTTCTGTCCGCAAGCTCAAGGATGCGCAGAAGGGCTACATCTGGACTCCCGGCATTGCGCTCGGCGCACCGAACACCATCGATGGCGACCCCTACGTCGAAGTTCCTGACATGCCTTCGGAAGGTGCCGGCCTCGTGCCGATCGCATACGGCGATTTCGCCCGTGCGTACACCCTCGTCGATCGCATCCAGATGGAAATGCTTCGCGACCCGTATACACAGGCAACTAGCGGCAACATCCGTTTCATCTTCCGCCGCCGCCTCGGTGGCCAGGTGACGCTTGCTGAAGCGTTCAAGAAGCTGACCTGCGCAGCCTAATCCACAGGCGGGCGTCCTTCGGGGGCGCCCATTCTTTCACAGAAAAGGAGATAGCCTGATGGCTTCCAAGGATCTGCATAACAATCTGCACTTTGTGCCGTTGATCGTTCCGGTCGCGGCCCGCACTGACAATACCGCCATCGTTTCGTCGATCATCGACACCGCTGGGTACGAGTCCGTTGAGTTCGTGTTGACCACCGGCACCAACACCGACACCAACGCCACCTTCGCCGTGACGGTTGATGAGGGCGACAACTCTGGACTTTCTGACGCTGTCGCCGTCACGAACGCAAAGCTGATCGGCACGCTTGCCGAGTCCGGCTTCATCTTCTCCGATGACAACGAGTGCCGCAAGCTCGGTTACATCGGAAACAAGCGATACGTCCGCCTCACGGTAACGCCGTCTGGCAACGATTCGGGCAACATCTTCATCGCTGGCGTTGCCGTTCTTGGCAATTCGCGCAGCAAGCCGACTCCGACGCTGTCGTAATGTTCAAGGTTGTGAAGCCGTTCGCGTTCTCGCTGGACGGCTTCACGCGCGTTGACCTGGACATCGGGGACGTGCGTGAAGATTTTGGCTCGCACACCGATGGATTGGTGGCCGAGGGCTATGTCAGCGTCGACGTTGCAAAGCCAGACGTCACACCAACCGCAGTCGTATCGGCCCCAGATCCCGCTCCGGCACTGTTCGCTCCGGTTCAGCCGGTTGATGGGCCTGTATCGCCGCGGCGCAAGAGGAATTCACGATGAGCCTGCGCCTTGTCTCGGCAATCGGCCCGATAATGACGACCGCCGAGGCCAAGGCGCATCTGCGCGTCTTTCATGACGATGATGACGCCTACATCGATGGCTTGATTGAGGCGACTGGAGACCACCTATTCGGTGAAAATAGCTGGATTGGTCGGACTTTCGCCGGCGCAACCTGGGAATTGACTTTCTCGTCGTTCCCAGCCGGCTGCGTGACAATACCGAAGCCACCGCTGGTTTCTGTCGATAACGTCTTCTACGTCCCTGCTGCGGGGGGCTCTGAAGTCGAACTAGTCGGCTTTCGAACTTTAGACGTGGGCGTCAGGGACGGTGGCTACATTCTTCCAGCCAAGGGCGAGGCTTGGCCAGCGACCGACGGCGAGCCGGGTTCAGTCAGAATCGAATTCACGGCTGGATATACCGAATTGCCTGCGTCTATCAGACAGGCAGCGCTGCTCATGATCGGCCATTGGTACGAGAACAGAGAAGCCGCGACAGAAGCTAAGTTGAGCGACATGCCAATGGCAGTTGACGCGCTCCTTATGCCTTGCAGAAACTGGCCCTCATAGGGCGGAAAGAAACACCCATGGCAGACATCACAATCACCGCAACGAGCGTCGTTGCGGGCAGCAATGCTACGCGCGATGCAGGCATCGCCGGCGAAACCATTACCGCGGGGCAGGTGCTTTACCTTGCCGCGGCCACCAACAAGTGGATGAAGGCGGATTCGAACGCAGGCACCGCGGAAGCACGCACGCCGAAGGCGATCGCGCTGAACGGTGCGTCTCTTAACCAGCCCGTAGCCATCCTGAAGGCTGGCGACATCACGATCGGCGCCACGCTGACTGCTGGCGTTGCATACTACCTCAGCGATACCCCCGGCGGCATCTGCCCCGTGGCTGACGTCGGCTCTGGCGAGTACCCGTGTATCATTGGCATTGCCAAGTCCACTACCGTACTCGCCGTGAACTTCCAGCCTGCCGGCGTTGCGCTCTGATGTGGCTGAAGTTCACCGCGGCCTACTGCTGGAAAGCAACGACCGCTGTGAACATCGTTTTCAAGCCGGATGGCGGGCCGTTCAAGGATGGCCGCTATCCGGTGACACGAGAATGCGCGCGCGAGGCTGTGGCTCATGGAGCGGCTGTGGCGGTCAAAACACCAAAGAGGCCGAGATGACAAAATGGTGTGTGGGCCAAAAGGTTGTCTAGTTGGCGCGCCATCCTTATATGTATCA